ATTGTTGGTCAGTTTGAGAGTTCCTGCGGACATAATGTCTCCTGATTACAGGCAATAAAAAACCCGCCGGAGCGGGTTGGTTTACGTGATTTGCGCGAATGAGCCGGAGCCGCGCAGTATTAACATGGTGGGCGAGGATATCGACGCACCCGCGCCCGGCAGTTGCTGATCTGCGTTAACTACGCATGACACGTTGATTAACCGTTCGGAGGTGCGCACGCTGTGCATGACCGTTGCCGAAAACACCCCGGAACCAGGGGTGTTAAAGTTAAACGACCTTGAGACACCATTTATCGTTATGGTGGCAATCGCCCCGACAGAGCCGCTGTTAGCTCCCTGAACCCTGACGTTCATCATTACAACCACCTGTTTTGCGAGGTTGAATGTTGCGCTGTCAACATACTGGAAGGACCGAACATAACCGTTCGGCGCATCATCAAATACCATGCCGTTGGCCACGTCGCCGATAAAGCTGGACGCTTCCACTGTCCCTGTAAATTTGCCACCGCTGGCGTATACAGTGCCTCTGAACTCACCATCAGTCGCATAAACCGTGCCCCTGAAGGAGCCGGATTCGGCATACACGGTTCCCCTGACGGTTACGCCGGTGAACCACGCAAACCCGCTTTTGTTAATGTGCCAGCCCACATTGCCGGTACCATCCCAGTTCGTCGACTGTATGTACTGCCCGATTTTGGCGTTATCGATGCTGGCATTCTGGATAAACGCGGAACGTAAAAACACCTGACCGTTGAAGACAAAGAACGCGGCTTCATAACTGCCCGGATCGCTGCCGGAATAGATACCGAACTGGTCAGCAGCAAAAACAACAGTCGATTTATACCCTCCACTGCCGTTTGGCTCGAGTGACATTCCGAAGCCCGTGTTATAGAGCTGCTCGCCACGCCGCACGCCAAGATTCAGGGTGTATGAAACCTTTGCGGTACCGTTATCGGTAATTACAGAAGTCAGTTTCTGGTTGATGGCTGCCTGCTGGTTTCCGAGCTGGGTTGCTACCTGCGTCTGGTACTGCGCAAAGGCCTGTTCGGCTGAAGACTGCGCCTCCTGAATGGTGGTAATGCTGCTTTTAACACCGTTAAAGTCGGCCGCCACTGACAGCCGGTATTCCGCGAACGCTTCATCCGCGGTTGCCTGTGCGGTTTTAACCTCACTGATTTCCGTAGCAGCATCACCAAACTGAACGGCCACAAGCTCCTGGTACTGCGCGAATGCCCGTTCATTATCCGCAATGGTAATCCTGGCCTGCGAGATTTCAGCACGCGCCAGTCCCACCTGTTCATACTGGATCTGCGCCCCTTCCACCTGGGCCAGCGTGTTCTGCATTGTCGCTTCCAGGCTGTAATCTATCCCGGCCTGCACGTTCTTAAATGCCTCTGAATCGCGCACCGCTTCATCGATGTAATCGAACATGCCAGGGATATCTGACGACGCCTTGCCTGATGCCTCAACAAAACCCGACACGCCGAACGCGTTACGCGTCCGCACGTACATGTAATACGTGGTATCCGCTTTCAGTCCGTGAAGATTCCACTGGCTTGATCGCCCGAGAAACTGCGTCTGGTCTTCAATCAACGCCGGGTTAAGAACACGATTTTCACCGCTGTACCAGAATTCAAAGGTGGTGTCTGAAGTGGCAGTCACACGCATAACCGGGACGATATCTGCTGAGAAAATGCCTGGCGTCCAGATAACGGATGACGGTGCCAGTGGCGCCCCGATAATCAGGTTCACCTGAGTTTCGGCACCCTTCATGCCGTTCTCGTTGCGTCCACGCACCCCGAGCATGTAATTACCGGCATTAAGTCCGTAGAAATCATAGCGAAACTGGTCGGTTTCATACTGTGCAACAACCGCCCCGCTTTCGTTATAGACATACAGTTCGAACACCAGCTTTTTGGTGGTGGTGGCGGTTTCCCATGTCGCCGTCACTTGCACGGTTTCGCTGTTGGTGTTCAGAATGCGAAGGTTCTCGATATTCGGTACCCGGTAGCCATTCAGGGTGTCGGTGGGCATTTCAAAAACAGCGCCCTCATCCACAATAGCCTGTTTGTTCGGGTCGTGCTGTCCCGCCGTAATGCTGTAAACCGAGTTATTTTCTGTTTCAGCAATGCTCAGGATACGGAAAAGACGAACGGACAGTTCACTGACTGAAATAGCAAAAACAGTCCCGTCACGCACCCAGGCGGGAGCGCTGCGCAAAGTAATGACGCGCCCGGATACGCTGACAATGGGGTATTTCACAAACTTTCCATTGCTGCCCATAAGCGACATGTTGTCGCCTGGCGAAACCAGACCGGAGACATCCGCATCTACGGTAATATTCGCGCCGGAGTGCGAGACAATACGCCCACCCAGACGTGTCCCGGCATAGTCGTTATCCATGATTTCCACGACATCACCCGGTGTGAAGGCGACTGCATCCCGGGCCATCTGGAAAGTTAACCGGCTGCTCTCACGTTTTGCAGTTTCCAGCAGCCATTTACCTGCTCGCCAGGCCTGTCCGCGAGACGTGCAGCCGAACGCCTCAAGCGTTGTTTCGTTGTAGGTTCCACTGCGCGCGATCATGGCATCGTCGGAAACATATTCCTTCACCTGCTCCCAGCCGTTATCCGGGTCAGTCCAGGACACCACCACTGCGTTGTATTTTTCGGCCCGTTTAACCGAGCTGCGGCTGAATTTCCCGTCGACAACATTCGCATTGGTAATGGCGGCAACCGGATCCTGAGGCGTGTCCAGCATGACCGTAAGGCGCAGGCCATCCCAGAGGGCAATGCCCCGGAACATCCCGGCGATTTTATCCAGGATATCGCGGGCGCTGGCCTGCTCGGTAATATAGGCGTTCAGCGTCATGCGGGGCTCTTTCCCGCCATACCCGTCGTTTACCAGCTGATCACAGTACTGTGACAGGATATAAAGCGCACCGTCGTCGACATCGATATAACCCGCGCGCCGGGCCAGGCCAAATCGCGTATTTTTCACCAGCTCGCGAAAGAGCCAGGCCGGGTTGTTCGTCCACGCTTTCTTAAATCCCCCCAGCCACAATCCGTTATATGTGCGGGCAACCGGATCGTAGTTATCCGGCACATCGACAATCAGCCCGCGCAGGTGATAGGTACGAGCCGGGGTGTCCCTGTACTGGTCACGGTCAATCACTGCACCGGCAATAGCCGAAAACGGGTAGTTCAGGTTGTCGTCAGTAATCTGGCTGTAGCTGTTCCAGATAGTACCGTTGGACAGCAGGTCGCTGTTGCTGTCAGGCGTGATGCGGCGAACGCGGATATCGAAGGGTTTCGTTGCTGGTGCCTCGATGACGTGCGCCTCAAGATATTCGCCAGATATTTTCCCGGTGATAGTAACCACTTTTTGCTGAATGAACGCCCCGCCGGCAACGCGGGTTTCGATCACCATCGTCACAGAGGTTTCCTTCTGGTTCCCTTTTGTATCCTGCTCGACCAGCCCCGTCACGCCGATATTCAGCCTCACGCGTGTGACATCCTGATCGGAGACTGTGCGGACCAGTGGCGTGTTGAAAGTCACCTCTGTATTAACGATGCTGGTCGCCTCGATGGCGGAAAAACCGTTGATGGGGCTCTGGAATTCCGAACCGGGTCGCCAGGCCACGCTCACGCCGTTCACGCTGACGTTACCGGCAGGATCCGTGATGGGCGTTTTATTCAGCATGAAAGAAGAAAGGTGTGACTGGTCAACCGGTCCGTAAATCGGGCCTTCACTGATGAGATCAAGCACGCGGTAAAACTGTTTTGATTTGAGGTTATCGTCGAGAAGTCTGGGAGTGCTGGCCTTGCCACCGCCTGAAGACATAATACCACCTTAACTTATTGATTCTGTCCAGTCCTGGTTGTTTGTCGTGTCGATACCGAGGGAAATAACATTAGAGCCACACACCATTTCCCCGAGCAGGATCGGCACTGGCCGCCCCTGCCCGGCGCGGTTCTCCGCACTGGTAAAAGAGTTGTTTGTGATGGTGTTGTTTTCCGCCGCCTCAGCTGAGGTTTTGGTTTTCATGTTGCGGGACATATATACGCTGTAGGCAATGGAGGCGACACTTACCGCCACTGCGATCCACGCGGCTGCGGCTGCGGTAATCGCCCCCTCAACCACCGGCACGAAAAGTACACTGGAACCATCAGCCAGACGCCTGTCCAGATGCCAGCGCATCGCGTCTGCTGCAACGTCTTCGCCGGCAATCCGGACGCGCACCCGTGACCTGAGGAAGTCTTTTTTGAATTCCGGACACTGGGCCAGCAGCAGACGTAACCCCTGTGCGGGGGTATCGACGTTTAATGTGACCTGGCGGAAATGTCTGCGGAAATGCCCCGCAAATCTAAAGATGAGCACCGGTGATGCCTCCAGATGGAATGGGTTTGCTTTAGAAAAGCCATGCGGTAGGGTTCGCGCCTGCTCAGATGTCCGGCATGGTCGTGGTGAAGCACCATGTTGTCTTCCAGAAGGATCATCGCATGGCACGGGTCAGCACCCGGGAACGGCTGGCGGAGGATCACATCACCGGGTACGGCCTCGCTGGCGGAAATCTGATGAAAACCGTTGGCCGCCATGTTCCTGAGATAGAGATTCTCTCCGCGCAGCCACCAGCCTTCTGTCCGGGCAAAATCCGGCAGGTCAATGCCACACAGGTGATACGCATCGCGAAACAGCGTGTAGCAGTCTGTCACCCCATGCGCAAAACTCCGGCCCAGCAGGTGCGCTACCGGGCGGAACTTTCGCAGCTCGCCGTTACACGCCAGCCACCAGGGTAGGCCTGTCATAACCTGCATGGCGCGGTCAGCACCTGACAACACCGGTACCGCCTGCGGATGTGAGTGAAATACCGCAGTGACTTCCCCCGCCTCTTCCGCTGCCAGCCAGTCTTCATCGCTGATGCGGAAATGGTGAGCCGGATCGGGATGTATATTCCGGCACGGGTAAAGGCGTGTATCGTTGATTATCAGTGCGCACACTTCATCCTGCGACGAGGCCGCATACTCGAGTAATTCCTGCATCAGGAAACCTTCTGTGAACCAGGGAAACTGCTGATTGGCATGGGGTACGGTCGCGGGTACCGGAAGCGACAACCTGTACGGCGGTGAGAACATTTGTCCAGCGCAGGATTGCTGGTCGGGTTGTCCCGTTCATCGGCGACCGGCGGTCCGTCGTAATTGCAGCCGGTACCGCGATAAACCCACTGGCATACATCCGCCAGGATAGTACGCGCCGGGATAATAGCGTTGTCGCAGTCCACCGGCGTTGCGAGAGAATAAGTCACCTGCTCTGACGTCTCCTCGGTCATCTCCTCGACAACGTAACGGGACACTGCCTCCACAGTAGGATCTGCATCCGGATTACCATTGGGGAAGTTAACCGCATCAAGATACTTCACCGGCACCTGGCGGCGCGTGACCACCACACCCAGCAGATCGTCGAAATCATGGTTCATCCCAAAAATCATACCCGTGACGTTCGCGACGGCCATAACCGGGCGCGCATAGGTACCTTCATTCCGGCTCTCGAAGCCTTCGACAGCGATGGGATAAGCGGGATAGGCGTTACCGCGCCAGATGACGTTGTTGTAAAAACCGTTGGTGCCGGAGTGGAATCGCACAACATCGCCGCCGTACGGCCGGAGATCAACTTCAAAGAGATCAATAAATGCGCCGACTCCTGCATCGACACTTTCGATAATTAGCTCTGGTGGTATGTCGCGCACGAAAATCTCCCATAAAAAAGCCACCCGGAGGTGGCTACTGTTCGAATATCAGGATGGGATATATCGCTATCCCTGGTTATGTTGTGGGTTCAGCCCGTCAGCGGTGGGACGCTGGCACACTCCGAGAAGAGGGATGGCTGATTACCTCTGATTAAGGAAAAGAAATGTCACATATACACAGCAGGGAATACATTGAAGGGGGGAGTACGGTTTCAGTTGAGTGCTCTCACCAAATCAATGTAATTGTAATGGACGATAGCAATTACAGTAATTTTAAAAATGGTAGAAGCTACAAGCATTATGGTGGTTTTTACAAACGCTTTCCCGCAAACATTACAGTTCCACACTCTGGTAACTGGAATGTCGTTTTAGCATTACCAGCAGGGCATCAGGCTAATATTCGTTATTCAATTAACGTCATCGGCTAATTGCATCTGCCCTTTCGCTTGAACAAGAGCATTCTCAAGGGCGGCAATAATTTTATGTTGTGTGCCGTCCTTTAAGTAACTAAGTGATGCAATCCCTTCTTGCGCATCTTCATTACGCATCCAAATAGTTTTTCCATTATCGGCTATCGTAACTTGCATTTTTAACTCCCGCCTTTCGGCTTTATCGTGGTACCTGTTCAAATGTGGCCGTCAGTTCGTACAGCGGCCCGGTTTTTGTCATGCTCCATGAGCGACAGACGAACAGCGCCTGCACCCCCGTATCCGATGGCGTCCAGTAGAAAGACTCCACCGCCATGCGTGCTTTCAGAAACGCCTCGGCCTGTTTCGCCGGGTTCACACGGCACGGCCCGTTAACGCCGCGAAACGTCAGCGAGTATTTTGACATCAGCGGGTTGATGCCTTTGGTCTGGCGCTGCTCGTAGCCATCTCCGAGTTTCACGACGGCCACGTTCGGGGTACGTTCGGCGCTATAGCCGCGCTGAGGTTTCCAGGTGAAGATTTCAGGCATTAGCGTTTATTCCTCGGTTGGATTAAGCCTCCGGGGCGAGACGACTGGTCGCTGATATGATAAAGAGCCACACGCTTCATCATCCCTTCCATCTGCTTCATCGTTGCCTGGTCGATTCCACCGGTAGTGTTGATTTCAAAAGTAATGTGCTGAACAACACTACCCCCGCCGCCTGCTTTATCTGCTGGAATAATCTTCCCTGACTTGTTCGGCATAAATATCTGCTGGCCACCAGCTGTCTGGAATACCTCAGAGCGCCCATCCTCGTTAATGCGGTAGGCGTTGCCCGCTGATACCCCGCCTCCATAACGGCGACCGCCAGCAAGCGCCAGCCCCTTGGCTGCAAGCATTGAACCAGCGTACGCTGATTGCCCCACCGCAGCAGCACTGCCGTACGTCGCGATTGAAGCGCTCATAGCAGCGGGTGCCCATGCAGCTGCGGCAGCTGAAGCCTGGGCAGTAGTTGCTGCCAGAGAAGCAGCCGCAGCCGCCTGGCCCATAAGCTGACTTTTAGCCCATTCAATACCCATCTGAACAAAGCTGCCTACCACGCTGTTTAAAATCGTGGTGCCGATGTTGGCGAAAGATTCCCGCAGGCTCTGAGTGCCGTTTATCAGGCCAGTAATGGCGCTGGTTGCCCCGCCCTGTAAGGAGTCCACGGCGGCGCCAATCATGCTGTTAATCTGGCTTTGCTGCTGCCACTCTTCCCACATGGCCGCCATGCGCCGCTGGTGATACTGTTCCTCAATGCTGGCCCGTAACGCTTCGGCTTCCGCGATCTTTTGCGGATAAAGGGTTACGTACTCATTGAGCTGCGCCATTTGCGTCAGATATGAGTTATCGACCGCTGCAACTGGTGATACCTGCCCCTGCAGGCTGGTGAAGTTCTGACTAGCCTGAGTGCGCTTTTTCTCTTCCTCCGCAGCGGCCTTTATCGCCTGCTGACTTCTCCAGATTGCGTCGGCCTGCTGCTCAGCCTTAGCTATTTGCGCGTCAGTCGCTTTATTTCCAAGCGCCATAACCGCATCGTACTTCGCCAGTTCAAGCGAGCCATCGGCATAACCGGTGTTGAGCCGATCCAGTGCAGACTGCTGACGAGATAAAAATTGCGTTGCGTCGTCAGCGGACTTCTTCGCTTCCTTGTTTGCGGCTTTTCTTGCGCTGGTTAACCGCTCTGTTTCAGCGTATTGATCCGCAAGGGCCTTTCTTTTTTTCTCATCAGTAATCCCGGCGTCATCAGCATCGAATTGCGCCTGCAGTCTTGCTCTTGCCTCGCCCTCAAGCTTTGAAAGCGCAAGACGGCGCTCGGCGTTCTGAATGAGTTTCTTCGCTTCGGGGGAGTCTTCCGGTTCCGCAGGTTGTTTATTCCCAACGTTCGCGGCTTTTTTATTGAGTTTATCCAGAACTTCGATCGTTGAAGCCATCGCAATAATAGCGCTTTGGCTTGCTCCAGGAATTACATTCTTGAGGTTGTTTTCAAGGATCGCGAAGGCCGCATCGGACTCCCTCGCTTTCTGATTAAGCTGCTCTTGAATAAGAGCCTGCTTTTCCAGAGTGGAGCGCAGTGTATTTGATGTGTCATTAACATCAGCAGTTTTCGCATTCAGCTCGCGAAGTGATTGTGTAACCCTTCTTTGGGCATCTTCAATCACCTGCAGAGGCGCGCCGGATTCGCGCAGTCCTTCGAGTTGTCGTTGGTATTCTTCTAAATTTTTGCGTGCACTATTCTGTTCTTTTACTTGGTCTTTGAACTGTTCGTTAAGAGCTTCAATAGACGTGGCAGTATTGTCCAGAGTTTTTCTGAGCTGGATTTGGTCCATCTCCTTCATTCTGGATATTACATCGTCCAGAGAACTGGCAAAGTTGATTGCTTCTTCTTTTGCCTGCTTTGTGGTTTGCCACCAGTAAAGTAAAGCTCCGGCGGCGATCATTATCACCCCGGCAGGGCCACCAATTAACGAAAATGCATTACGCAATAACCCCATCCCAATAGACGCGCCGCTTGCGGCGGCGGTAGCGCGAACGGTAGCTGCGGCCTGCGCTGTTTCTGCTTCAGCTAGCGCGATCGAAGCTGCGGTTGCTCTTGTTTTTGCCGCGATAAGGTTATCAAGCGCCAGCATTTCTGCCGCGCTCCCCCTGGCTACATTGTATTCTGCCTGAGCAAGACTTAACGCTGAAATGGCTGCTTCTTTATCTGCGAGAGATCTGCGCTGCGTGGCATTAGCTGAGAAGAGTGCTGCCTGAGCCGCCTGATTTTCAGCAGTTACCATTTGGCGATTCGCTGCGATGTGCTGAACTTTACTGGCTATGCCGGTTTTTAAGGCGCCAGCATATCGTCCAGCCAGCACAAGCGCGAAAGCCTTTGCGGCAATGGTTGCTGTATCAATAAAGCCCGCCATTTCTTCGGAATCTCGCCCGAACTCCAGAATGGTGTCTGCGGCAGCGATAAGGCCGTTAGTAAAAGTTTGTAGTGCCCCCGTCTGACCTTCGATTGCGACCAGTACCTCAGTAAATGCCGTTTTCATCCTCACACCAGCATCAGTGAGGTTGTTAGACATTCCCGCCGCAGCAGCTGCGTTATCATCAAGAGACTGACGTAAACCTTCGCTAAGTTCTGAAGCTGTCAACTTACCGGTGGCACCCAATGCGCGCACTTCAGCAGCCGTTTTGCCGCTGGCGCTCGCAATGTCGTTTATTACGGTTGGGATGGCTGTAGTAATAGATTCCCACTGATCGGCGGAGACCTTGCCAGTATTTATCGCCTTAGTAAAAGCACTGATAGCTGACTCAGCCCGGTCCGCGCTGGCGGCATTCTTAACGAATGCATAAGACATCGAGTCCTGAACATCAATTGCCTGATCGGTTGCGTACCCCATGCTACGCAGGCCATCGGCGCTACGGATATAAAGCTCCTGCGCTTCAGAAAGAGATCGATAGGTGCCATTTGCGGTACTAAGCAAACGCTTTTGAACATGCTCAAATTCTTCCTGGCTCGATGTTGCCATCTGAACCCGTTCGGCCATCTCCTGATAGCTCTGAACCATCATTGCCATTTCGCGCAGAGCACCAGCGGCAAAAATTAATTTTAGCGTTGCAGCAAGTTTCGAAAGCGTAGTGTTTAGGTTATCGGCTGATTCATCGGTATCATCAAAATTACTCTGGAGATCGTTTGTCATGTCGACGACGTTACGGCCAGCAGCAAGGAGTTGGGCCGTATCAGCGCGAATGATGTAAACAATTTCACCTACGTTTTCGGTCATTTACTTTTCTCCGGGAAATAAAAAACCCCGCCTAGGCGGGGTTAATAATATTCGAAGTGTTATATTTTATCTGTAATATAATACTCTAAGTACTTTAGCTTATTTATTAAATTATTCTTTCCAGCCTCAGATTCTTTTGCATTTGAAAGGAGGGTGACATCAAAGTCACTAATTTGTTTATTATCTATATTTACAGATTTAATTCTGTAACTAGCGTTACCAGCATCACCCAATATTGCGTATAAGCAATATGTCGTACCGCTTAAGCTGACCCCGTAAGAGTTTTGAGCTTCTTGCTGTATAGTTACGTTAGCCTGCCTGTAAGGTATTTCTCCTGACAAAATATCATTTCTGAGACCTTCTTCTTTAAAGTCTTTGACACCAAGTTCTGGAAGACCTATCACCATTTTTATTTGTGAAGAATTCATTTTATAACTACCAGGAGACTTCATTGCACCTCTGGTAATATCGCTACAGAGCTTAATCAAACCAGCCTGCTCAGATTTTACATCTGGAACGAGGAGTATAGTTGCAAGTGTTATAACAAACACTGCACAAATCGCACCTATAATAATTTTGATTTTCTTCACATCCCTATCCCCTTGGCAAAAGTTACCCTAATGCTATCAGGGGAGCGCGGCAACGCAACAGCCAGGTTTGATTTTTTGATCTTAGGCTGTTGAAAAACACTAAAAAGAATTAGGCGTAATATGTTTTTAACTTATCTAACTCAGCCGAAGGAAGCTCGATAAATGTTTCTTCAGCCAGTTTGATAATGGATGGCAACATTCTTTCAATCACTTGATGGGCATCAGGAGATATTAACGCAAGTATTTGATAATGCTCATCATCGTAAAGATGTTGAGCATAAACTAAATAATTATTACAAGTTCTCTCGCTAATCGAGCACTCAGCTGGCCACGGAGTATCACCCTCAAGTTTTACATGGATTTTTCTAATATTGGCGGCCATGGCATCAAAATTTCTTTCAAATCCTCCATGAGAACCAAAACACCAAAACTGAGTATCATTAGCAAGGTTATGCGCAAGGTTTTGAGCAAACCTATGTGCAGCAGCTTGATTTTGTAAGCCCTTAGTTATGCTAACTTTTGGCATCTTACATCCACTTAGGAGGTTCAGCACCATGCATCGCATGAGATGCTTTGATGAGGTCTAAAGCATCTTTGCGAGAAATTTCATTCTGCATAATTTCATTCGAAAATGGTTGGCGCTGCCTAATTTCATCAGCTAGTTGCTTAGCTGTATTTTCGATAGCAGTTAACGCTCGTACATACTTTTTCTTGAGCGGCTGCAGCATCGAAAAATTGCTGCCCTGCCACATAGGTGATCTCTCGGCCTCGGCAAACATCTCCAGCAAAAGAGACTTAGCTCCTCGGCTAGCTTTAGCCAACCCTTCAAGATGAGGGATTACTTCCAATGATTTTTCGTCGTATTCCAGACCTGATTGGCGAACGTTTTGTAGATGATGCATGCCTTCTTTTGCCATATCCTCAATAGCCTGCGAGCGATGAGCAATCGCTGTGCAACGACGAAAAGCCTCTTCCGCATCAAGTCGACGAGGCAATTCGCAGGCAACTGTAGATATCAGCGGTTTAAAAGCACCGTAGACAGATTCCTGCATCTTGTTGATTTGTTGCGTTATAGTGGCTAACGCAAAAGCGTAGCTCAGAGCCATGCTTTGATCCCCTTGAAGTCGAAAATCGACCAAAAAACTACAAAATTTATCTATTGGATAAATGTCCGCAAAGTGTAGTGAGTTGTCGGGATCTCAGCAAGTCAAAAAATGCCCTGGGACAATAAACGCCTTAGTGCAGCCCGTTCCGCTGCGCATCGAGTGCGAACATCTTCTCTGCCCAGTCCATAGCCTCATCGTAATGCTGTTCGGTCGGGATTTTCGCGGCTTCCTTCGGCGGGTATTTAGCGTTCATTGCTGCCCTGAAGCTGGTCATGGTCATGTTCCAGGCATCGGATTCACTCATGCCCAGGTGTGCCACCGCCAGATAAACGAAAGACCGGGCATCGAATTTCCCCAAGTATTCGCCTTCACCTTTGCTGGCGGCTTCCTGCGGTTGGTCGCCCACAACCCCATGGCGAATAAGGTGGCGCGCCAACTGGATAATGTGTGATACCGGCAGCAGGCCGGGGCGATACGAAAGTTTGCCTTTCGGTGTCACTGAACAGACACCAATAACCTGGCGGAGATCATCATCACAGGCCGCCTGCACCACCTTCGCTGCGGTAGCAACCATATCGGCAAAACAGCGCGCCTGGATGCTGCGCATCACTTCAACATCGCTGATCCGGTGCTCAGGGTAATGGCCGCCGTGCACCGTCACGAACGCTCCTACGATATCTTCCGGCGTGCCAATCCGCGACATCGCAAGAAACGAAGGGTTGAGGAATATTCTCCGGCCACCGGCGCGGATCTCCGCCTGGCCGATATCGGTAATTGCCTGCATAAAACCTCAAAGGGGCTTTCGCCCCTGTCAGTTAAGACGCGTTGACCACAACGGTTGCCGGGCTCGTGGTGACTGTACCGGCGGTGGGCGATGAAACCTGGCAGGTGTAAGAGCCGGCATCCCCCGCCACCGCGCTGGCTTTGGTGTAGGTAGCTGACGTGGCGCCGCTGATATCCGTGCCGTTCTTCTTCCACTGATAGGTCAGCGCTGAACCATCTGTCACGGTCGCCGCTGTGGTAAGCGTCAGCGTACTGCCGGTGGTGATGGTGCGGTTCTGCGGCTGGGAGGTGATGTTAATGACCGCGCCGACGTCGCGGACATCCACCAGCCCGGCGCTGGAGGCTTCAATCGACCACGTGGCCACATCATCATGCGGTGATTCATCCTGCCAGCTCGTTACCAGGAACGGGCCTTCTGTGATATCGAACGGCGAGATAATTTTCAGCCACACGTAAGGCTGGTTGCTGGTTTCCCCTGGCGGGTTATAAACATGGCGTTTCATTTCCTTCTGGCCGTAGATGGCTTCCTTGCGGCTTACGCCATCACCTGAGAAGGATACGTTTTTATACGTGACCAGATTTTCCTGGGTATACGCCGCGCTCTGGTCAGCGGTGGCGTCTGCGGTTTCCCACTCAACGCCGGTTGTTTTGCCACGCATCATGCCGAGGCGCTTGTACTGGCTCAGCGTGGGCTGAACCTCCGGGCAACCAATCGCAAAATAAACGACGACGTCGCGCCCCGTGAATGCACCTGATTCACAAGTCATATGTGTTACTCCGTATTATCGGGAAATAATGGTCTGGAAGTTAATTTCGAAGGCGCAGCGGCCCTCTTCGGTGCGGAAGGCGGGAACGCCCCCGACTGGCTGCATTGAGATGATGCATTCGGTGTGGTGGTCATCGAGCATGGCCTGGCGGATGGCGTCGGCGGTGTTCTCCACCGCATCAACATCGGCGTCGTTCTGCCCGGTCAGCAGGATGAAGCGGAAGTAGTCGCGGGTGATGGCCTCTTCTGCCGCGCCACCGCCCTGCTGCTGGATAACGAGATAGCGGTCGTTTTGTGAATCTTCCACCTCGACCCAGAACCGCTTTTGTACGCGGTAGCCGGTATCAAAACCGTGGCTCTGCAGCCAGGCGCGTAACGCGTCAAAAACATCGCTTCGCGTCATAATTTGTAGCCTCGTTGTATAGTGGCTTTGATGTCAGCTATGCCGTCGCGCTCAAACCCTTTACGCAGAAAATCAGGCTCTGCATCCGGATCCCAGTAATTACCGCTGCCGTCAGGGCGGGGCTTGCCTTTTAACGTGCCACCGGCCGCATTCACCCGGGCGGCGTAGCTCGCGGTATAGCCGACACGCCCGGTCATGCCACCCGGCTCTGGCTTCAGTTCGCGATACATGCTGTTCACCAGTGTGGAGGTGTGAATCGGGGTGATTTGCGCCGCGTAACCGGAACCGACGATCATGACTTCGGTGATCACCTTTTCTGTCACTGCCCCGGTGATGTTTCCAATCACGTTGCCCATGTTTAACTGAACACGTTTGATACCTTTAACGGGCATAGCGCTGCCTCCTGTAATTATCAGGCACCGGGCTAATTACGGTCAGAGGTCAGAATCTTGTAGTCGGGTTCCTCGCCGAAAAACGACATATCCCACATCCTGACCGCCCGGATCACATCACCTTTGGCTTTTACCGGGTCCGGCTCGGCGGTTGTATCACCCACTGAGACATAGTCATTACGCAGCGGCTTGCGGACATCAGCGCCGTTGTGCTTCAACTCTGTGGAGATAATCAGGTTAGTGGTGAACTCGGTACCGGCATCATCGACCGCCTGCTCCTGGTTTATCTCCCAGGTGCAGTCGATAAGATACGGTGTGCCGGTCAGCCAGATACCCTTCCAGTCATCGTACGTGCGCGGGTAAATGGTCGCGAGGTTGGTATATACCCAGTTCGCTGTCGCGCTCATGATTCCTCCCAGCTGATCACTTCTGGGTTCCCGGCGGCTACCTCACGGCAAAAGATGAACCATTCACCGTTACTTTTGACGTAGCCGGTGGCCTTCCTGCCGCTGTCTGTCATGACCCAGACCTTAAGGAACGGCTCCGGCAGACGCTGTTTCACCGATACCCATGCCATTACCGGCCCCCGTTGCACATACAGCCACCCTTACCGACCCAAATCCCCGCAAATGCTGGCGCGGCAGTCGGATCGGGCGGGATAAGTGCCGTCGCGCAACCATGTTTGTCCAGTCCGCGCAGCAGGCTCAGCGCCCCTTTCCAGCGGTCAGAAAACGACTGATACCGGAATGAACGCGAAGCGCCGTTAGGTGCGGTCTGGCTGGTAAGGTATTTATCACCCTGCCCCAGCCCCATCAGCGCAAGCAGGTACAGCTGGATAAGCAGCGCTGTCGATGCCGGATAATGAAGTACCAGGCATTCTTCAATGCCGTTGGCCTGGTCAATCAGCGCCGCCAGCACGAAGTCGGGTAAAGCGATGCCCTGCCCGGTCAGGTACTGCTGTGCCTGTTCCTGTGAAACCATGACAGACTCCTGAAATAAGACGCCCCGCCGGAACGGGGCATAAAAAAACCGCTTTCGCGGCGGTTATTCAGCAGGGAACAGGTTTTCAAGCTCGCCAGGCGGCAGCAGCTCCGAAAGCTTTTCCGCACCCAGATTGCCTTTGAACTCGATCCCCAGTTCTTTCAGGCGTTCAGCAATGATTTCTTTACGGGGTTTCACATCAGTGCCCGCGCCCGGTGTTGCCGGGATAAGTTCACCGCCCGCTTCCCCCTGCATCAGGCGAAGATGAGATTCCAGCGCTGGATGAACTTTATCCAGAACCAGCACATCCCCAACCTTAACGCCATGCCAGCCACGTATGACTTCAAACTTCGGCATAATTTCTCCTTAAGCCAGATTTGCGCCGTAGACAACGCCGGACAGGCCATCGTCATCGCGTTTAATCTGCAAACCTTCTGCAGACATAATCTGGAAGTTGTAGTTGCTCTGTGGCATCGGACGAGGCAACGGAACCACCCCGACCGCCATCCCTACCAGCGGCGTGATCACATCCTGACGACGTTCATACGCCAGGAATTCATTACCGGTTAGTGCATAAGTCTGGCGGATATCTTTCACCGGCATAAATTTGCGGATGGCGTCCAGGACATTGCCGCTGATTACGGCGTTCGCGCCGCTGCCGACTTCAATGGTGTACGGCTTCGACAGATTCGCCATGATTTCAGCGCTCAGCCACAGCACATCGTACGCAGTGACTTTGTTGGCGCGGGCGGTGATACCAAACGGTCCTGTTGGGCCGAAGAATGCCAGTAGCTGCGCCGGCGATTCCGTGGTCAGGTCGATATTCGCTCCCCCGGCACCGGAACCGAGGTTAATCTTGGCGGTGTTACGATGGTTGCGCATGCCCTGGGCCGGATAGTTCTGAACCTGAATGGTCGGGTTGCCGTCGAGATAGCCTTTAACGCGACGTTTATGGAACTTGCGCATCTTCGCCAGTTGCGAATCCAGCACCAGGTCAATACCGACGGTATTGAGGCCCGCAGCAAGACGCCAGTTCACACCATAACCTGCGGTATAAACCGGGATCGGGTCGCCATCGCTGCCGTATTCGGTGTGGTCAAAAGAAAAAGGTGGCTGACCATCCAGACTAACCTGCACATCATCGGCGATGTCGCCAACGACGTTATACAGCTTGGCTGTCTTGCCAATCGGCAAAACTGTCTGTACACCCATCAGATCGTTGACGATTTCCATCCCGATTTCCTGATCGCGCAGCTGGATGACCTGTCGGTCGATTTCAGCCCAGAATTCACGACCGAGACCGTCACCAGCCAGGGCATTCGCCGCCAGCATTTCAGGCGTCATGAGATTACGGTTTACCGCCATCATGGCGCGGTGCTGGGCATCCCACATGTTACGGTTAGCCCACAGCTCATTCCAGTGCGTGCGCAGGCGGCTGTTGGTCGCCAGTGTTTCAGCAGAAAAATACATTGATGCTCTCCTTAAGCAACGGTCACGCTGGAAGCGCGCGCGCGGATGCGGATGAAGTCAACCGCCGTGGTGGTGACGTCATCCTGGCAGTAACCGATGACCTGATAGGTACCCGCAGCGGTAGGAACGGCAGCGGCCTGACCTGCAACAACCGTAATTGGCTGGTCTTTTTTATAGGCGCCTGCAGCCACACGAACAGCGAATTCACGCCCTTCTTCCAGGTAATTACCCACACCCGAATGACCGGACGGGATCGTATCGGTAATGCCCAGCCCTTCGTGATAAGCGCAATCCAGCACATACATGCGTCCCACAGGCGCAGAGGCCTGTGCAAAAAGATTGCTGGCATTGATGACAACAAACGTCCCCGGGTTCAGGGGCGCGGCAAGTTTTCGGGTTTCCGTCTTGTAGAGCGATTCCCCGTCGATATTAACGCGACGATAACGTGGCATTGGCGTTTCCCTTATTTGAAGTAAGTGGCCGGATCAGGTGCGCCGGTTTCGGTTTGCGCCTGCGCGGAGTTAGTACCCAGCGGTGCGGCTTCGCCCAGGTTTTTGAACATCGCATCCAGTGCATCACCTGACAGCGCGTTCGCGACGATCTCGCCGTGAACTTTCGCAACCGCCGCGCGCTTCGTTGCTTCTTCGGCGCGGGAGTTAGCGGTCAGGGTCTCAGCGAGCTGCTGCTGGTTAGTCTGAATTGCTGCAATGCTTTCGCTCAGTGGCTTAATGGTCGCGTCGTTATTAGCGGCGATGGCCTCACCAACGATTTTGCGAAGCAGTTCTGTATCTTCAGTGGTTAAAGGCATGTCGCCCTCCGTTTGATGGTTGGTTGCAGGCTTATCCTGCGGTGTGAAAAGGGATTTAACTTTGTTGGTTACAACGGTGACCCAGGACTCCTGGCGGGCAACCGGCGTTCCGGTGTCGTCGAAGGTGACTTTTCCGCCGTCAGAGGTGTAGCCGTAAACCTGCGCGCTTCCACCATTGCGGATAATCACCACCTGCGACTCGGTGAAGTCAGCCACCCAGGCGTATTCGTTCTCGCCGGGGGCAAACCGGGCTTTGGCCGCACGGTCGAGGCGCTGTTCACGCTCCCGGAAGGATTCGCCCACCAGCGCGCCGGAGTTGGCTTTTAGCGGCGTGGCGAGGTCAGCATTCACCATCAGGCCAACGCCCTGCTCGGGTGTGGCCGCACCGACTTCGTGAAGCAGAATGGCGTCGTGATCCATGCCGTGGATTTTTGCCACCCACTCGGCACCCAGCGCCTTCTGTTCTTCATTGGGTTCGAGCTGGTCAAGAAACACCGCCACACTGGTGTGAATTGGCGGCACGTCCTCGCCGCGCTCAATGGCTGCAACACGTTCGAGGAGTTCCCGTCCACCTTCAGATTCGCTGGCCTTGTTCACATCCACCCATTTCTCCAGGTAGATACGATTCCCGGCTTTTTTAACGTTGCGGTTCCACGCGCCGACGAACCCGACATTCAGCCCTTCAGGCGAGAAGGCCGACACAAACTGGCCGTTTACCTGCGGATGACCGAGCGGTGCCAGCGTCCCCTCGAGACCCGCATAGTGCGCATCGATTTCGCTGGCAGAGTAGAGTCCGCCGTTCATGACGACATTGGCCGGCAGGGTGTAACTGGGCAGGATCAGATGATCGCGCCCGTTATGAACTTCCCGACGAATAGACTGGCTGTTCACACGGGTGGTGACGTTTACTTGCATGGTCATGGTGATGTCTCGCGGTTACGCGGCTCTGTGGTGGCCGCAGTCGCAGTGGTTGGCGATGAGTCCGGCTTTCTGCGCTTTCTCCAGGCGCTTTTTAGCCATATCAATGATGTTCGGGTTAAGCGGCTGACCGCTTGCGTTAACAAGCACAGCAACCTGCGTGCATTTACAGTTAATCGCGTTGCCGTCGACGCTGTACCAGTCGCGAACCTCTTCGGTGGTGTAGAGATGCCCGTGGCGAAGCGCATGTTTACGCCGCGTTGTCGAGCTGAATGCTGACAGATGCAAAAGACGGGTTGTAATGCCGTACTGAGCCTCAGCATCATCCGTTTCATCCCACCGGGCACGGCGCAGCGCCGTCGGTATTTCCGTGCGGGCAATACGCTTAGCACGGCTGAGTTCAATCCCGGTCTGGCTGGTGAGACGTTTCGCGATTTCCCGCGGGTTCTGCCCCCGCCCCATGCCATCGGTCAGAATGCGCGCCATATCCGATTTCATCCGCGCACTGAGGTTTTTCATCTCCTCAAACACGCGGGATCTCACCAGCAGCAGGCGGCGCTGATAGGGATCGCTCAGCAACAGTTGCTGGAGACTTTCACGCCCGGCGGCATAGACCGGCGACTGCTGCGACAGGCTGGCAAATTCCTGAGCCGTGCCGCGCTGATATCCCTGTCTGACGTAATCCCGCCAGAACCAGAAATCGGTCTCGCTGCCACCAAAGAGGATTTCATCAACCATCACCGAGGCATTGCTGAGAAGCATTGATAACAGTGAGGTGTCCAGATCAAATGCGTAGCGAAGGTTTACAGCGGGAGATGCGGGAATGCGGTCGAGAATGTCCTGGTACGCTTTTGCGATTCGCCTTATCCGTTTGCCGAACTCGTTAATCGCACCGCGCTCGAGGCGGTCTGCACCAGTGGGGTCGTTAAGGTTTCCCGGCAGAATCGGAGGTTTCGTTTTCCTCTTCTTCATCGTCTTCCCCCAGCGGTGCAGGCGAGCCCTCATACCCGGCAGCGACGCGAATTTCTTCACCGGTGAAGGGCTGTTCGCCAGTGGCGATCAAGGTGCTGTTAATTTCCGCCATGGTTTTGGCTGCTGCCAGCTTCTCGGCGTCAGTGCTTGCGTTCAGGTCATCCCAGATAACCGCTTTCTGCCCTACCGCGTCGAGAATGCCCAGATCCACCAGCTTGTCGCACAGGTCTTCAATATCGAATGACAAATCGCCCCGGCGGGACTGGCAGCGCGCGTTGAAGTAACGCTGGTCTTCGGTGCTCGCTCGCTCGCCCGTTTGCATGCCAACGAGGATTTTGGTTGGGATATCCAGCGCGGCGGCGGCTGTCTGCAGGTTTACGTCATAAGTCGGGCCGGGGTCAGCCACAGATGTCACCAGCGGCGTTACAGCTGCGCCCTGCGTGGTGAGTAGCGCATCGTTGCCACGGTTAATCTCAACGGCGACTTCATTGAATTTGTCCTGCAGTTCTGCAACGCTCACGTCATAGAGCGAGGCCAGATTGGTGAAATCGATTTTTTCATCGAAGTTAATGCTCAGCTGGCGGGCCGCGTTCTTCAGGAACGATTCACCGGAGCCGCCTTCCACCTTCTCCAGACTTACAAAAGCGTTATAAGCGGGCTCCAGAAACCCGATAGCATCGGGGGAATAATCACCCAGGATAAAAACGCGATCCGGATGAACTTCCACGCGCCGGATGGCACCGTTCGCCAGTTGCTCGATGTACTGCCACATTTTCGGCTGGCCGTAGGTTCGGGAATTGAGGCCTGTATCCCAGTCCTTAACCTTGATTGTTCCCGCCCAGGCAACGGTGATTTTCTCCAGTCCCCGCCCTCTGGTTACAGGCAGGTTCCAGTCTTTGTTGTCCCGTACATGCAGCAGAATGCCGGAGTAACGCCCTACAAGCCGTCGCAAATCAGCCTCGGCAAAAGAGCGCCAGAAGCGATGCGTTAACACAGACTTAGCCTTGCTTTCCCAGGCTGTTTCCGGGCGGGTTTCGTCCTGCTTATCTCCTTCGATAATTTCCGGGTTGCTTTGCCAGCACGCACCGATCAGCTTTTTGACCGCGCCATGGGCAATACCGCCTCTCCGGTACAGGCTGTAGAGGTCATCGAAGGTAATGTCGTCCTTGAATCCGTACTCGCACCATGCCGAGCTACGCTTTGAATCCAGCCCCATGGTTGGGTTGGCGGCCATCATACGGGCGCGCGCAAGCCTGGCATCGTTCAACGCATGGTTGACGGCCAGCTGAAGATTTTTATTCATGCAGGGTCCGTAAATTATCTGAGGCGTTTCGGGATCATCATGCCAATTGCCTGCGCTCCGCCGAGTTCGGTCAGCGCATACACGGCGGCATCCAGTCGGTCAGGAGACTTTTTGGCAGTAGCTGGCACGTATTCCATCAACTGGTTTTCCAGTAGATAGAGATTGCCGTGATGGGCTACGCGCCCCTGTTCGTAGAGCGCGGATATCGGTTCAGCGCGGGCAAATTTCCCTTTATTGGCATGAACACGAATAATGCGGCCTTTGAACCCGGCGTTACGCAGTGTTTCCTCTGCCATATCACCGCCCTGGTTCGTTTCGATAACGATGGCATCAGCGCCATGTTCCTCATAGGCCCACATAGCCTTTTTAGCCCAGCCAGCCGGTGAGTATTTGGCGCTGTAATCGCCATCCACAGAGAACTGTTTTTTATCACCAGCACCGTATGCGCTGGCGGCCACAATCCCGGTTTCGTCGCTTTCATCGCTGTTTGTGGCCTGCGGGTCAATCGCGATAACCGTACGAACCTTATCAAAGCGGATCTGCAGGTCGCGCGCGGCACTAATCATCGCCTCAGTCCACAGTGCGCCCTCCGCGTTAAATTTGCGGGGCTTCTGCATGTACTGAGCCTCGGCAGTTCGGCGGTGAGAGAACAGTGATACGCGGTGAGACTCGTTGTGCTTGAACGGCCAGAGCCAGCCATCAGGCAGACCATGTGCAATCGGTATGGCGTGAGAGTGCTCCGGGTATTGCGCCGAATACGCCTGGCTGTTATCGATAATCACCGGCAGATTCAGGTGATGCCACATTTCACCGGAGCCACCGCGCAGGAGGTATCCACTGAGGTCGTGATAGTGGATACGCTGCATAATCACAATCATCGGCGTTGTTTCTACGGCCAGACGTGATTTGATGGTTTCGTTAAAGCGGTTGTTCACGCCATCGCGTACAGTTTCGCTGTAGGCATCATCTGGTTTTACCGGGTCATCGATAATCAGCGCGCCCTGCCAGCCTGGCTCCATGTGTCCGGCACGAAAGCCGGTAACCTGCCCGGCAGCGGACGATGCGTAAACCCCGCCGCCATATTCATTCCACCACATAGCCTTACTGTCCGCATCGTCACGCAACGCCATCGGCCACATTGACTGGTAGGCCTGCGATTTGACCATGCCGCGTGCAGTCGATGAGTTCAGTAGCGCCAGTTGGTGGGAGTATGACAGGTGCATAAACCGGGCGCGCCGGTTCAGCGCCAGTCCCCGGCCCATCATGTTAATGGTTGCCAGTTCTGTTTTGGTGTAACCAGGCGGAACGTTAATGACCAGGCGCTTTATCTCACCATCTATAACGCGGTTCAGCGTCTGCTGAATAACTTTGTGATGCGGTGCGACAATCATCTTGCCGCCGGTGCGCTGTTTGAAGAAATAGCGCGCGTAATACAGCCCATCCTCTTCGCATTCGACCTTACGGGCAAATGCCTTTTGCTCAGCAGTCGTCATCCTCCATCATCTCCTGCCTTGCTGATTTGTATTCCTCTTTGCTCATGGTGAGCGTCTCGATAGCGCCACCGTTAGGCCCGGAATGCTCGAATTTATGTTTGTTTGTGTAGGCATCACCGCACTCTTTGGCGGCCTGTTCAATCAGTGACGCTGCCAGTGCCATATTCCGCATTGTCTCTGCCTTCGTCATCATTCGATCAAGCGCACGCAGCCGGTAGGCCTTATTGGCTATCGGGATGTCCGAGATTTCATTCTGGAAGCGTTCTCGGGTAGCGTTGAACAATTCCACCCACCGGGCAGCTAACGCCTTGCCACTGGCTTTTGTGGGGTCGTAGGATTCGACCTGCTGGCGGGTAATCTTCACCTGAAATTCAGCCTGGACAGCCTCGACAACCTGAGAAGGGGTATCGAAGCACGCAAGCGCCTGAACTATGTAGGCTTTCACATCATTTTTTAGAGCCGCCATAATTCACCATTCGTCCAGGTCAGTCCAGGTAATCAAGCCAGTTTAAGCATGCATGTCCCGCACGCCCTGGCGATATCAAGGTGAGCAACTTCCGCAGGCCTGTTCGCTGCGTCCACCATCTGTTGCACATCGTGACTTGCTCCATAGCGGCGAACGACGCCAACGAACTCTTCCACATCGTGGCCGCGCAGTTTTAGTTTGGGTAATCCACTGTCCCGGTAGAATTTCGGCGCACCGAATTCATCAGTTTCCTGTGCAATGTGGTACAGCTCATGCTCCACCAGCGCGCAGAACTCAAGATCGGAACACTGAGCGCAGTAATCAGCCGCCAGGGTGATGATGAAATCCGGTATACGACCGAACCATTCGTACATCTGTTGTTCCATCCGGGCCTTTTGCCATCCACCAGCGCGAATCATCACCTCTTCGCACTGGCCCAGTACCGTTCGCCCCTTCTTCGTGAATGCATTCGAAGCCCACATGAAGACGATGTCAGCTTCCAGTAGATGGAAATGGTCAGGGTTATGCAACATACCCTCTTCGCTGATTATGTGTGAGTGCAGCCAATCATGGACGCCGTCAGCAGGGATAAGTCGGATGTAAGGTTTGAAGTCCGGGTTATCGATAAACAGAAGTGGCGGATATGGCCGTTGCATTGGGCTTTCAACCATAGTGACACCTTAATTATTGAGGCACGTACGAGGCGCATAAAAAAACACCAGCATAAGCTGGTGGTTTGTTTTACCTGATATGGATGTTAATCAAAGCCCCCCCTTTTTATGAGATATTTCCCATACAGGATATTTACAGTTTATTTACATTAGTAGCGTAACGAATATGCATTTGCATGCTCTAAGCAACAGACTGGATTTCATGTTGCTTAGAGTTTTTTTCTTTTAATCCCTGATGTCAATCTCTCATGCGGTAACAGTTTCCCGTGAAACCTATAACTGGTACTCCACCAGTTTAAGATAGGCGGCAAGCGCCTCTGCGGACGAAACATATCTGTCTGACGCAACATGGATCGCAACCACGCTCCCGTTAGGTAGCGTAAACATTGCAACCCTGACAGGAAGCTTCAGTGCATTACCCTTCTCACGCATATATGTCATCCATTCAGTACCGGCAGGTATCTGAATCAGTTCAACTGGTTTTTTTCCAATAAAAAAAAGTGCATTCACCATGGTTGCTTTTCCTGTATGCCCGGGCGCACAGCATATATGAATCCGGCAGATCGCACCCCGTACAAACGAAACATGGTAAAGATTAGGCTAAAAATTTAAATTTGTTCCGGCAGATCCACACCTGTCTGTCTGGTTC